ATAATGAATGAAAATGGTGAAATGGAAGAAAACAATGATGAGGAAACGGAAGAAAATTTTCCGAGTCCTCCCTTTTAAGATTGCCTCATTTATCAATGTAATTTGATATAATGGTTACATTCTGGTGGTGTCGCAACACCAGAATGTTTTTTTACCTGCGACAAATACATTATGGAGAAATATAAATGACTAAAGTATCAACTGCAGCTAAGTATAAAATTTTAGGATATCTTTCTAAAACATCTGGATACAATACTTTAACGGTTGCAAAAGCTCAGTCAATGTTTGGCATTAGAAATGTCGCAGCTCGTATCGATGAACTTCGCAAAGAAGGACATGCTATCTACTCTAATTCAAAAAAAGTAAATGGCAAAAAGATTAACTTCTATCGTATGGGCACACCAACACGCAAGGTCGTTGCTGCTGGTGTAGAGTATCTACGCTTAAAAGGTGAAAAAGCATTTGCCTAAAAAATGCTTTAATCTTAAAAGGAGTGACATATATAATTATGTTGCTCCTTTTTTTATTATAATGGAATTATATTATGGAAATTAAAATCGATGTTGAGAAGTTAAAAAAGAACAAACTATTTGTTGCAACACCTATGTATGGTGGCCAATGTTTTGGTCTTTATACAAAGGCTGCTTTAGACTTACAAACATCAATGGCAAAATATGGAATTGAAACCAAATTTTCCTTTCTATTCAACGAATCTTTAATCACTCGTGCCAGAAATTATCTTGTAGATGAATTTTTAAGGTCAGGTTATACACACATGTTGTTTTTGGATTCTGATATCCATTTTCAACCACAAGACATTATTGCACTAATGGCATTAGATAAAGAAGTTATTGGCGGTCCTTATCCAAAAAAATCAATAAACTGGCGAAATATTGCAGATGCAGCTAGAAAACATCCAGACATGGATGTTGGTGAATTACCAAAATTAGTTGGTGAATATGTATTTAATGTTGTAAAAGGCACAAAACAATTTCAAGTTACTGAACCAATTGAAGTGTTAGAAATTGGAACAGGGCATATGATGATTAAAAGAGAAGTGTTTGAGAAAATGTCTGAAGCTTATCCAAATATTCGATATAAACCCGACCATGTCGGCCAGGCTAATTTTGACGGGTCAAGATATATTCACGCTTACTTTGATACAATTATAGACACCAAAGATAGTTATACCGGCGGTGGTTCAGATAGATACCTATCAGAGGATTATATGTTTTGTCAAATGTGGCGTAAGATTGGTGGTAAAATCTTCTTGTGTCCATGGATGAAAACACAACATATTGGAACTTATGCGTTTAGTGGTGACATGCCTGCTGTAGCAAAATATACAGGTAAATTGTAATGTTAATAGGTTTTGTCGGATTTATTGGGTCTGGCAAAGGAACTGTTGGCGATATCTTAGTTCAAAAAGGTTTTAAAAAAGACAGTTTTGCTAAACCATTAAAAGATGCGGCTGCTAATATCTTTGGTTGGGACAGAAAATTACTTGAAGGAGATACTGTTAGATCCAGAGAATGGCGAGAACAGCCTGATGAATATTGGTCTCAAGCTTTTAATTACGAATTCACACCAAGATTAGCACTTCAACTTTTAGGCACAGAAGGTTGCAGAAACACAATTAATAAAGATATATGGGTTTATTCATTATTAAAACGAGCATCAACAACAAACACAATTGTGACCGATGTTCGATTTAAAAATGAAATAGAAACAATTCATAACCATGGTGGTAAAATAGTCCGAATTAAAAGAGGACCTGAACCAGAATGGTTTGAAGATGCCGTAACGTTTAATCAAGGTTCAAAAAGAAATATTGGTTGGGCTATGGCAAAATTCAAATTGCAAGAATCAAAAATTCATTCCTCAGAAATTGATTGGATTGGTTGTAAAATAGATTATACTATAGAAAACAACGGAACAATTAAAGAACTAGGCAAAGATGTTAATGATATGTTGCAATTTTTTAAATTATGATGTATGATGGTATTTGTTATTTTAAAGGTGAAATTATATTATGAAACTCTCGAATCAAACCATATCAGTTCTTAAGAACTTTGGTGCTATTAATCAAGGTATATTCTTTAAGAAAGGTAAAACACTTAAAACGGTATCTTCTCACAAAAATATTCTTGCTCAGGCAAATATTTTAGAAGAAGTGCCAGCAGAATTTGGTGTGTATGACTTAAACAATTTTTTATCAGTTATATCACTAAATCAGGACCCAACATTTGAGTTTGAAGACAAAAATGTTGTAATCGTTGGTAACAAAGGTCGGTCAAAAACAAAATATCGTTTTTGTGAACCAACTATGATTGTTACTCCTCCAGAAAAAGAATTGGCTATGCCTGAACCAGAAATATCATTGACATTATCTTCTGATGATTTTGATGGTATTATGAGAACAGCCGCCGTTCTTTCTTCACCACAAATTGCTGTTGACTCTGATGGTAAAAAGATTAGTCTTATGACATTAGATACAGCAAATGATTCCGCTCACACAAACACACTTGACCTTGGAGTTGGTGATGGCAAAGTTTTTAGAATGATTTTTAAAACTGAAAATTTATCTAAAATTTTACCAGGTAATTATGATGTAAATATATCTTCAAAAGGTATTTCACATTTTAAGAACAAAGATACAGACTTACAGTATTGGATTACCACTGAACAAGGCTCTAAATTTGGTGCTTAATTTTTATTATATTATGAGGTGTGTGAATGGAACATTTATTATGGACTGAAAAATACAGGCCAAAAAAAATCAATGATTGTATATTGCCTGAAAGGTTAAAGAAGCCTTTTCAAGAATATGTTAATCAATCTAATATACCAAATCTACTTCTTTCTGGTGGTGCAGGTGTTGGTAAAACAACGGTTGCAAAAGCCATGTGCGAAGAAATTGGTTGTGACTATCTAGTCATTAATGGTTCAGATGAAAGTGGTATCGATACATTCAGAACCAAAATCAAAAATTATGCTTCTTCTATGTCACTCTCTGGTGGTAGAAAAGTTATCATCATTGATGAAGCAGACTATCTAAATCCAAACTCAACCCAACCAGCTCTTCGTAATGCAATCGAAGAGTTTGCTGGTAATTGTTCATTTATTTTTACTTGTAATTACAAGAATCGAATCATTGATCCATTACACAGTCGATGTGCCGTTGTAGAATTTTCATTAAAATCAAATGAAAAGGCTGAAATGGCAAAACAGTTCATGGCTAGAGTTGTAAATATCTTAGAAACTGAAAAAGTTGAAGCTGATAAATCAGTTATTGCTGAGTTAATCAAAAAACATTTTCCTGATTTCAGGAGAGTAATTAATGAACTTCAACGATATTCACAATTTGGCAAAATTGATACTGGTGTTTTGGCACAAATTGGTAATATTCAGATAGATGCTATTACCCAATATCTTAAAGAAAAGAATTTCAATGCCGTTCGTAAATGGGTTGGAACAAGTGACATTGATGCTAATACTGTTTTTCGTCAAGTGTATGATGCTCTATATGACATTATGAAACCACAATCAATACCAAATGCTGTTTTAATTATCGCTGATTATCAATACAAAAATGCTTTTGTAGCTGACACTGAGATTAATTTAACAGCTTGCTTAACGGAGTTAATGGCAAATTGTGAGTTTAAATAATGAGCAACCCATTTGATTATGTAAAAGAAATTCTTTCGGGCAACAAACAACTTATTGTTGATGAAATTACCGAAGATGGATACAAACCATTTCTTGTAAATCGCTCACTATCTTATCATAAAGATTGTATTTTTTATGTTAATGAAATGAACAAATTTCACCACTTGGATAACAAGCTGCAAAATGATTTTTTACTAAATATAATTAGAAAAAATAAAAGACCTTTTGCTAAGTGGGTAAAAACTGTAAAGAGTGAAGATATAGAATGTATAAAGCAAGTGTTTCGACTATCAAATTCTAAAGCCAAAGAAGCCCTATCAATCCTCTCAAAGGAAGAATTAAAACAAGTAAAAGATATTGCTAGTTTAGGCGGATTAGGAAAATAATAAAAAATGGTAGATTTAAGAAATTTTATAGAAGTCACACTCAAACACCAAGATGACTTCCTCAAAGTTCGTGAAACACTCACACGAATTGGCGTATCTTCACGCAAAGAAAAAGTCTTATATCAGTCTTGTCATATATTACACAAACAAGGCTTATATTACATTGTACACTTTAAAGAATTGTTTGCTCTTGACGGCAAACCATCAAACATATCTGAAAACGATATTCAAAGAAGAAATGCAATTGCCAAATTATTAGAAGAATGGGGTCTGATTAAAATTTTAAATCCAAAACTACTTGAAGACAATGTAGCTCCATTACACCAAATTAAGATTATATCCTTTAAAGAAAAAGATGAATGGGAACTAATCGCAAAATATAACATAGGTAAAAAACCGGGCGAAGAGCATTAATTGCCTTAATTTTAGACCTAATATGTTATAAATATAAGCGAGATGCCTAACTAGGGTCTCGCTTTTTTTAATCTTGCTTATTTAAGGAGAACATAGCATGACAATAACAAATCGCTTTTCATTTACACCTTTATATCACTCAACACTTGGGTTTGAAAATTTATTTAATGAAGTTGAGAGAATGTTAGAAGCAACAGATATCAAAAATCACAATTCTTTTCCACCACACAACATAGTTAAAGTTGATGACTATCATTATGTCGTTGAATTAGCTGTTGCTGGTTATTCAAAAGAAGAAATTGATATCACCGTTGATAGCGGACATTTGATTGTAAAGGGCAACAAAGACGAAAAAAATGCTGACTTAGCAGATATTACATATCTACATAAAGGCATTGGCCTTCGTGCTTTCACAAAGACTTTAAAAATCGCAGATACAGTTGAAGTTCGTGGTGCTGAATATAAAGATGGCATTTTACGAATTGGATTGGAGAATGTAATTCCTGATTCTAAAAAACCTCGTAAAATTGAGATTGACAAAGAACTTAAACTTTTCAAACAAGAACTTTTGAAAGAAGGTAAATGATAGGTGGGAGTTTTATTACTCCCATCTTTCTAAATAATTGGATATATTATGACAGATAAAAACTTTAAACTACCAAAAGCTATGAAAAGATTATCGAATGCCTTGGGTAAAAGAGACTCGGTATTCAAAAAACTAATCATTCAAGCTACAGTAGCTGCACAAAAATTTGCTAATCGTAGAGTAAAAAGGAATGAAGAATGAAATTGTCCCAAAATTTTTCTTTAGCTGAGTTTACAAAAAGTCAAACAGCAGAAAGAAAAAAAATTGATAATACACCAAAAGGTCAACACCTAGAGTCTGCTAAAGCTCTTTTTGAAAATGTAGTACAAAAAGTTAGAGACCATTTTGGACTAACAGTAATTAATTCGGGATATCGTAGTCCAGAATTAAATACAGCTGTAGGCGGAAGTTCAACATCACAACACTGTAAAGGTGAAGCTGCTGACATTGAAGTTCCAGGTACGGCCAACGGAGACCTTGCTCAATGGATTGTTGATAATCTAGATTTTGACCAAGTTATTTTAGAATTTTATAAACCAGGAATTCCTGATAGTGGTTGGGTTCATGTTTCATATAAAGCAGATGGAACAAACCGAAAAAGTGTTTTGACTGCTACATCTCAAAATGGAAAAACTGTTTATAGTAATGGAATTAACACTTAAAAGGAAACCATAATTATGGAACTAAAATTGAATTTAAATGTACAACAAATAAATACAATATTACGATGTTTAGGAAAACACCCATTTGAAGAAGCTGCTGGGCTTATCAATGAAATACAAAAACAATGTCAACCACAAGTAGCAGAACAAGAAGAAGCTGCAAAGGTTGATACTGAAACAACAGAAGAAACAGCTGCAACAGAATCAGCATAATTATATATTTTTAATGATTTTCTCTATTGCTTTTAGCTGTGCTTTGGTATAATATAGTAGTATCAAATAACACAATTGTTTGATGTATCTCAAGGTAGACCTGTCGCAAAGACTCTCTACTGACCTGATTAGAAAATAAAAACACTAATCATAAGGAGAAACACTATGTGGACTAAACCAGCTGCAACAGAAATGCGCTTTGGCTTTGAAGTTACAATGTATGTAATGAACAAGTAATCATTTTCTGTTTAGAAAAAGTAATAGAGGGAGCTTCGGCTCCCTTTATTTTTTGGAGTTTAATATATTATGAAAAGACCAAACATCGGAGTTGGTTTCACCTGCTCAACATTTGACCTCTGCCATGCTGGTCATATCCTAATGCTTGAAGAAGCAAAACAATATTGTGAATATCTTATATGTGGATTACAAACAAATCCATCAATTGATAGACCAGATACCAAAAATGCACCAGTTCAATCTATCGTTGAGAGATACTTACAATTATCAGCTGTAAAATATGTTGATGAAATTGTTATATATGAAACAGAAAAAGATTTAGAAGATTTACTTACAATTTTGCCATTGGATGTTAGAATCATTGGCGAAGAATATAAAGATAAAGAGTTTACAGGTAAAAACATTTGTGCCCAACGAAACATAAAAATCGTGTATAATACAAGGTCTCATCGCTTTAGTTCAACTGAATTAAGAAAAAGAACTTATAATTATGAAAAGAATAACATTACCTCTAATTAACTATTATTATGATACAATAGGAACACTATGAAAACATTAATCGTTACACTTAAAACAAATCATTCACTCATTGGTGAAGTTGATTGTACAAAAGAAAACAAAGTTATTATAAAAAAACCAGTGCAGATATATTCACAACTTGGTAAAGACGGAGAGTCTATGATGGGATTTGCTCCCTTCTTAGAGTTTAGTGAAGAATTTAAAACGGGTGTTGAGTTTGATATGGAGAATGTTTTTTGCATAACAACTCCAGTTAAACCGGTAATAAACCAATACAATAAAGTTTTTGGTTCTGGTATTCAATTAGCAACTCCTGAAGAATTGGCTGCAGTGAAAAAAGCCATTTAATGCGAAATTATTATACAAACGTTCTAGTTTATGGAAATAATATATTATATCGCGGTGTTAAAAATGGTATAAGATATAGAGAAAAGATAAACTATTCACCCACTCTTTTTGTTCCCTCAAATAAAAAGACAGAATGGAAATCACTTCACAATGAATATGTGGATCCAATGAAGTTTGGTTCTATTCGTGAAGCCAGAGATTTCCTTAAAAAATATAAAGATGTCAACAACTTCAAAATCTATGGCAACGATAGATATGAATACCCATTCATTACAGAAAAGAATCCTGAAGAAATTATAGATTGGCAATATTCTGATTTATGTATTGCTAATATTGACATTGAGGTTGGTTCTGAAAATGGTTTTCCTGAACCTAAAACAGCATCAGAACCAATTACAGCAATCACAATCAAATTTTCAAACCAGTCCGAATACTTTGTTTTTGGTACAGGTGATTATGTCAAACATCGCGATGATGTTGTATATTACAAATGTGAAGATGAATATTCATTAGTTAAAACTTTTATGCAAATTTGGGTCAAAAACTATCCAGATGCAATTACAGGCTGGAATGTTTATGGTTTTGATATACCTTATATCATTAATCGATTTACTAAAATTGGTGGCGAAGACTTTATGAGAAAGTTGTCTCCATGGAATCAAGTAAGTATTCGTGAAGAAACTTTTTATGGTCGTTCCATGGTCATGGGCAACATTGCTGGTATTGCTACACTTGATTATATGAGATTGTTTAGAAGATTTTCACCCAATCGGTCACAAGATAACTATCGATTGGATACTATTGCTCAAACTGAAGGTGTTGGTCAAAAAATAGCCTATGATGACTATGATGGTTTATTTGACTTATACAAAAAAAACTATCAATTGTTTATTGAATATAACATACGAGATGTTGAACTGGTTGAAAAATTAAACCAGAAAGGTCGATTAATTGAAATGGCACTTACGATTGCTTATGATGCCAAAGTAAACTATGATGACATATTTACACAAGTGCGAATGTGGGACGCCATTGTTCATGGATATTTGTTTCATAAAAAGATTGCAATACCTCCAAAAAATTCGACAAGAAAAAGTTCAGCTTATGAGGGTGCATATGTAAAAGAACCACAAACAGGAATGTTTAATTGGGTTGCATCATTCGACTTGAATTCACTTTATCCTCATTTAATGATGCAATATAATATATCACCAGATACAATTGTTGAACCTGATGAATACACAAAAGATATGCGAGACATTATTAATTCAAATATAACAATTGACAAACTATTAAACAAAGAAGTTGATTTTAAAAAAACAAAAGAAGTTGCTTTTACTCCTAATGGCCAATTTTTTAGAAAAAATAAACAAGGGTTTTTGCCTGAGATTCTTCAAAAGATGTATAACGATAGAACAAAATATAAAACATCTATGCTTAAAGCACAACAAGATTATGAAAATGCAAAAACAAAAGAAGAAAAAAAAGATTATGCAGCTCTTGCCTCTCGTTATGCAAACTTACAACTAACTAAAAAAGAGTGTTTGAATTCAGCATATGGTGCTCTTGGGTCAGAATATTTTAGATTCTTTGATATTCGTCAAGCAGAAGGTATCACAATGGCTGGTCAATTATCAATTCGTTGGATTGAAAAAAAAATAAATGAATATCTTAATAAAATATTAAAAACTGATAATCTAGATTATGTATTAGCCTCTGATACAGATTCGGTTTATTTAAATCTTGAACGTTTTATTAACACAATATTTGATGGTAAAAAAATTGATACCATCAAGGCTATTCAAATCATGGATAAATTCTGTGAAGAAAAGTTACAACCATTTATTGACAATAGTTATAAAGAACTAGCAGAATATCTTAATGTGTATGAGCAAAAGATGTCAATGAAACGAGAAGTGCTGGCTGACAAAGCAATTTGGACTGCAAAGAAACGATATATTTTAAATGTTCACAATTCAGAAGGTGTTCAATTTACCGAACCTTATATGAAGATTCAAGGTTTAGAAGCAATTAAATCATCAACTCCAGCTGCGTGTCGTGAAAAGATTAAAGAAGCACTAAATATTCTTTTATCAGGTGATGAATCTAGGTTACAAAAATTTATTTTAGAATTTAAAGAAGAATTCAAATTGTTGCCTGTTGAAGACATTTCTTTTCCTAGGTCTATGAATGGTCTTAAAGAATATTCAAGTAGTAAAACAATTTGGTCAAAAGGAACACCTATACATGTTCGAGGCGCTTTAGTTTATAATCATATGCTTGAACATATGAAACTGTCTAAGAGAAATCAAAGAATTCAAGAAGGCGAAAAGATTAAATTTACATATTTAAAACAGCCAAATATCTTTAAAACGGATGTTATATCTTTTACTAATCGTGTTCCTAAAGAATTTAAAATTGAAGAATGTATTGATTATGAGTTACAATTTCAAAAATCATTTGTTGACCCATTGAAGATTATTCTAGACTGTGTTGGTTGGCAAGTAGAGAAGGTTAATTCGTTGGAGGATTTTTTTGGATAATATTCGTGTCATTAAAACGGGTATTAATGTTTCAAAGATAATGAAACAGCTAGAGCAATATTCAGAAGATTGGGAAGCTCAGAAAAAAATTGAAGGAACCGAAACACTACTCGATAGAGGTTATATGTATCTTCCTGCTGGAGTATTACAATTGATTGTGGGTGGTGTGGAAAAGGCTGAAGATTTTGTAGGAGATTCTGAGATAAATATAAAAACCCCAGCATATGATAAACACACTGAGGTTGTTCGTTTTCTTAAAAGAAATTTTCACGAGCATTGTCGATGTGGGTTTATTTCAATAGAAAAAGAAGCTGAGGTTGGCCAACACATTGATGAAGGCACCTATTATTTAACAAAAGATAGATATCATTTATCTATACAAGGCACATACGATTATACAGTTGGTGGAGAAACATATAGAGTGGAACCAGGAACATTATTTTGGTTTAATAATAAACTTTCTCACGGAACCAAAAATGTTGGAGGTTGTACACGAATAACATTTGTGTTTGATGTTCCACACCATAAATCAAATCCATGACAAATTATCTAATACCATTTATCACAGCAATAGCTCTATCATCAATTGCAGCCTATTATTCAGTAATTGGTTTAGCACAAATATTTCCAGGTTCTTTTTGGCCAATTGTTCTTATGGGTTCAGTATTAGAGGTTGCCAAACTTGTAACAGCCTCTTGGTTATATAATAATTGGAAAGAAACACAAATGCTAATGAAAACATATTTTCTAGTAGCAATTGTACTATTAATGCTAATTACATCTATGGGCATTTTTGGTTTTCTATCGAAGGCACATATTGATACAAATATTATAATTGGTTCAAATCAAATAAAGATTCAGATGTTAGACCAAAAAGAACAATTATTAAATAATAAACTTCAATATTTAATTAAAAAGGCTGGTGATGATCCAGAAAAAATATCAAGGACAACTAATAGTTTAATTTTGACAACACAACAAGAACTTGAAGATGTTATCAATGAAAGATTGCCCTTGTTATCAGAAGAAAATAAACTGTCCGCTGAAATTGGTCCAATTAAATATGTAGCAGAACTGGTTTATGGATATTCGGATAAGGATATAATAGATAAGGCCGTTAGGCTTGTTATTCTTATTATTATATTTGTTTTTGATCCACTAGCTGTTTTGTTATTGGTAGCATCAAATCAAGCATTTAGACAGGCAAACAACCAAGAACCACTTGACATTATATATAAAAATGATGTACCATATAAGCTAGATAAGAATAGTAAAATTGTTCCAAAATCACAAATTATGAAATTTAAATGAGGCACCTATGAGCATACTTGAGAAATTAAAAAAGAATACAACGATAAAAGAAAGTGCAATACTTTCTAAATCAAAGTTTTTTACTGAAAAGGATATGGTAACGACATCTGTACCAATGGTCAATGTGGCACTTTCAGGAAAACTTGATGGTGGTTTAACACCAGGTCTAACAATGTGGGCTGGTCCATCTAAACACTTTAAGACAGCCTTTAGTTTAATGATGGCCAAAGCATATATGGACAAATACAAAGACTCGGTGTTGTTGTTTTATGACTCAGAATTTGGTACGCCTGTAAATTACTTTGAAACATTCCAAATCGATATGGACAGAGTTTTACATACACCACTTACCAACATCGAAGAACTCAAGTTTGATGTCATGTCACAGTTAGAACAAATCGAAAGAGGTGATAAACTCATCATTGTGATTGATTCAATTGGCAACCTCGCCTCTAAAAAAGAAGTTGATGATGCACTTGATGGCAAATCAGTGGCGGATATGTCTCGTGCTAAACAAGTTAAGTCATTGTTTAGAATGATTACACCACATTTAAATTTAAAAGATATTCCAATGGTGGTCGTAAATCATACCTACAAAGAAATTGGAATGTTTCCTAAAGATATTGTTGGTGGCGGAACAGGTTCTTACTACTCAGCTGATAACATTTATATTCTTGGTCGACAACAAGATAAAGATGGTACAGAAATCAAAGGATATAACTTCATTATTAATGTTGAGAAATCTAGATATGTTAAAGAAAAATCTAAAATTCCTATAACAGTATCGTGGGAAGGTGGTATACAAAAATACTCAGGTATACTTGAAATAGCTATTGAAGCGGGATTTGTAACAAAACCAAGTCCTGGATGGTATGCAAAAATTGATAAAACAACAGGAGAAATTGGAGATAAAGTTCGAGTAATAGATACACAAACTAAGGATTTCATGCAACCCATTTTAGATAATCCAGAATTTGCTGACTTTATAAAGAAAAAATATGAAATTGCCTATTCTAACATTATGGGAGAGGATTTTATATCATCTCCAGAATTTATGGATGAAGATGTCGAAAGCACCAACATCAAAATATAAAGAAAATGTGGATTGGCGATTTGTTAATCCAGATGGATATGACTTTGAAGATGCGCCAGTGACAGCAATTGGTCTTTTAATGGAAGAGTATAAGGGTGTACTCTATCATTATCATAAAGCAAGAGTAGTTGAAGAAGGTGAAGGAGCTCGATTACAATTTGGTTATACTATATTAAATTCAGGCGAACATGATATAGATGACTTGACAAAAGATGATAAATTTCATACCATTATGGGTGATATCTTATCAGAAATTATTATGGCACAAAAACAAAATGAACAGACTCGAATCGATAATTTTAAAAAATCTAGTTTACAATGAAGAATACACCAGAAAAGTTTTACCATTCATAAAACAAGATTATTTTTCTGACAATACTGAAAAAATAGTTTTTCAAGAAATTTTTGATTTTATTCAAAAATATAAAAATCCACCAACACATGAAGCTTTGGTAATTAATTTTACCGAAAAAAAAGATTTAAATGAAACACAAGTTGGTGAGTCAATTGAACTTCTTAAAGAAATACACCAATCTAAGGAAGAACCAACCGACACACAATGGTTGATTACTGAAACTGAAAAGTTTTGTCAAGACAAGGCCATCTATAATGCTATTATGGACTCGGTTACAATTCTTGATAATAAACAACAAACCAAAACCAAAGGTGAGATTCCAAAACTTTTATCAGATGCTCTTGGTGTTTCTTTTGACAATCATGTTGGTCATGATTATACGGAAGATTCAGATACACGATTTGATTCATATCATAAAGTAGAATCCCGTATTCGTTTTGATTTGGATTTGTTTAACAAAATTACAAAAGGTGGTTTACCAATCAAAACATTGAACATCGCTCTCGCTGGCACTGGTGTTGGTAAGTCATTGTTCATGTGTCACCATGCAGCTAGTTGTCTATCTCAAGGACACAATGTTCTTTATATTACCATGGAAATGTCAGAAGAAAAAATTGCTGAAAGAATTGATGCAAATCTTTTAGATGTTTCGATGAGTGAGTTGCATACATTGTCCAAAAAAGATTACAATCGTAAGTTTGAAATGCTAAGAAGCAAAACTCATGGTAAATTAATCATCAAAGAATATCCAACAGCCGCAGCATCAGCATTACATTTCCGAGCTTTAATAAATGAATTGCAATTGAAGAAAACATTTAAACCAGATATTATCTTTATCGATTATCTTAATATATGTACTTCTGCAAGAGTGAGACCGGGTTCAAATGTAAATAGTTATTCATATATTAAATCGATTGCTGAAGAACTTCGAGGCCTGGCAGTAGAAACCAGTGTTCCAATTGTTTCAGCCACACAAACAACACGGTCTGGTTTTACCAACTCAGATCCTGGTCTAGAAGATACTTCTGAATCGTTTGGTTTACCAGCAACAGCCGACTTTATGTTTGCTTTAATTTCTAATGAAGAACTTGATAATCTTGGCCAAATTATGGTCAAACAATTGAAGAATCGATATTCGGATCCTAATTATTATAAACGCTTTGTTGTTGGTATTGATAGAAGTAAAATGAGATTGTATGATGCAGAAGCTTCTGCACAACTCGATGTTATCGACACAGGAACAGACGACAAACCATTAAATTCATTTGGCAACAGAGAAGGTAAGTTTAATAAAACATTTGATGACTTCAAAGTATGAAGTTAACCAAAGAACAAGCACTTCATTGTGCTAAAGCGTATTCTGATTACTTTGACCGATTTGAACGAATTGATGATTATATTCGTGACCAAAAACTAAACTCATTATCAGACAGGCCTTTTGTTCTGCCTGGTATGGGACCAGAAGAAGATTTATTTTCCGATTTTACAATTCATCCATATGATATGGATTTCG